AATTTTTTAGCTAGATTATGAAAATTAATTTGAACTAAACCTAAAAAAGAATTTCTTGCTGGAGCTGCTGCTACTTTTAATACACCCCTTAATCCTTTTTTTAATCTTTGCCCAAAACCTTTACCTGCAGCACGTCTTGCTGTACGTCTTGCTTTTCTTTGTGCTTTTGTTTTTCCTATTCCTGATATTGAATAAATAGCCATTTTAGGTTTTTTATCTATTTTAAAATAATATGGTTTTTTGTAGTTAAAATAACTTAATACAGGATCAATCCAAATTTCGTTATTTGTACCGGGATTTACTACTACAAATACGTGTCCCGGCTGCTTATTATAATCATTATAAGATGCAAACCTATAACAAAATTTCATTCCTAAAGCATCACAAATTCCACCAGCAAACAAACTATAACATTTACAATCGCTAACACCTTGTCTTAATATAGCTGCTGGACTTCTTACGTATTGTTTGTTTTCACTTTCAATAACATATTTGATATTTTTTTTTAAAAAATTCCAAATTTTTTCGCAAGATTTAATTTCATTTGTACCTCTAAAATAATTAGACAATTTTTTATAATCATCTTTGTATTTTGGATGAAGATCTAAAATTGCTTTTATTATATCTCCAGTGCTTTGATCTTCTACTATTACATCTTTTCTATTTTCAAATCCTGATATTTGATGCAACAAAAATGCTCTACTTATCATAAAATAAAATCTTGATCTATTGGCAATAAAACACCATCAACATTTGCTGAACCTATGAATTTAAAAATGTATTGTTTGCTTTTTGTTCCCGTCCAAATTTCTTTTATAACATTTGCTATTCCAACAATACCGGGTTTTGCACTAAATGAAATTAACGATTCCATTTGTGGTTGAATTATTTGCTGGTTAAATGATGAAATATTACTAATGGCTTTATCACTTAAATATAATGTTCCACTAATGGCTGTTATTTTAGCTACTTGATTAGTTGGGTTTTGTACTGATAAGGTTATTATTAATTCCGGTTTATACCATTGTCCGACTGGCTTAATATTATTGAAGGAAAAAATCAAATTTTTTGCAAAACTAGATTTTCTTATAATAAAATAAATTGCTGCTGCTGCTGCTGCAATCCAAATAAAATTTTTTTTCATTATTAAAATAGTACGGATTAAAACTAACGTGAAGATAATAAAAAATTACAAAAAACAAGCAAACAATAACTTTTTTTTTAAAATAGTGTTTTCGTTTGCCTGTGTGTTTATGACCACAGTCAAACGAAGATACACATTTTTTTATAAAAATATAGGTATTTAAAAAAATTTTTATCCACATTATACTATTTCTTTTCACCTATAATAAATAAAAATGTACATTTTAGGCAAAAAAAAAGCCGGTGTAAAAACACCAGCCGGAAATATAACCCTACATCCCTATAAAACTATTTTAAATAAATTCTAAACTTATATTCTTTTGTTTTTTGATCATAAAAATTAATGTAAATACCATTACATTTTTTTGCAAACATAACAAAATTATCTTGCCTTGATATGTTTCTATATTTTCTTGGACGTAATGTTCCCGGTGTAAAAAAAATTGTTGCTGATAATAATTGTTTTTCCATTTTTTTATATATTTTTGATGTGAAAAGAAATAGGAATTGTTTGTTGCATTTCCCATTGTCAAAAGCCAAACTTCGTGTTTGGCTTTCTTATTTTTAAAATAAAGTTGTTTGATTAGTTTTATTATTAATAATATTTCTTGCTAGATCAAATATTGTTTTTCCAGCTTCATAATCAACTAAATTTCTAGCAATTTTCATTACACTTTGTTTTCCTTTATAATTTTTAAAATTATAATTATGAAATTCGCACCATTGATCTAATTTCATATATTCCATATTGCTTGAATTTCTTTCATTTAAATTATTTGGTAATTTAAAATTAGTCCAATATAAATGCCTACCTACTTTTTTTGCTGGTATTAATGGTTCATAATATGGAATTACATTTTCAACACAAAATTTTCCTTTAAAATAATTTTGCAAAAATAAAATTTCCTCATACAATTTTAAATCTGGATAAATAGGTTTACAAGTGCTATTATAATTAGAACTATTTGCCCATCTTGCCCTAGAATGACTTGGACAAGGTGGTGAACTCCAAATAAAATCAAAATATTTATAATTTTCTAGTAAATATTCGTGAGCATCAGCTACAATAACTGTATCATTTACAAAACGATCTTTATATAGTTTTGCTAATTCTTTATCTAATTCAACAGCTACTACTTGGCAATCATCCCATAATAACCTATTACCACCCAAACAAGCATATAAATTTAATACTCTCATTATTTTTTGGTTTTTGGTTTAACAATTTCATCTGTTGCATAGTAAGGAACTTGTGTCCATTGATTATTAAAAAATTCAATTGCAATAGGATCAAAATCTGGAGCTGATCTTAAAAATTTAGGTTTCAAAATATGTTGATTTTTATTTTTATCCTTTTCAACTATTAGTGTTGAATTTGCCCATCTATCAGTATTAGATCCTAGATGCCCTAATGTGTCTTGATTATGTCCTTTGCCAGTGTGCAATACACCCAAAAGCATTATATTATATTCCTTTGTGATTTTTTTAAACCAATTAGTCAAAACTCTAGTTTCTACCTCATCGTTATAATTAAAACAAAGATCTAAAAAACCATCAATTATTAAAATACAGCAATCTGGTGTATTGTTTAAATATTCAATAATCAAATTTTTAATTGTGTTTGGTTCATCTTCACGAGTGCAAAACGCATCTATAAATTCAGGTAATTCACTAGTTAAACTAAAATTTTTTATACGGCTAATTTGTTGATAAAAATCGTGTTCCGCTGATTCTGTATCAAAATAACATATACGTTTACGCCTTGTAGTTAAATGTAATTTTAAAGTAAAAATTTCTTGATGTGAAGGCAAATAAGCTGATCCAATTAAAGCTGATAAAAAAGTAGATTTTCCTGTTTTTGGAAGGCCTGTTAATACACAATAACTTCCTAAAGTAGCTATATTTTTTTGCTGGATAGTGAAAGCAATATGTGAAGCATACGTTTTTTTATTACGATCATATTTACGTAATTGTAAAAGATCGTAGAAATTAATTTGTTGTTTTTCCATTGTCTATAAAAAAGATCCAGTAGAACTGGATCTATATTTTAATTGTTTTGTAATAATCCACCTATTATTAATGCTGCAATAGTAAAAATTAATAGTTGAATTTTTTCGTTACTTAATAATACTAGAAGTTGTTTCATTTTCGTTTGGTTTTTCTAATTCGTTTAATAATTCATCAGCCCAATAAATAGCAGCTTCACTAGCGTTTAACTTGCTACCATTTTTCATAATAGGACGCTGCAATAAAATATCTATTGCTTTTGGCAGCATTAGAATACTAAAAAATTCCCGTTTTGTCATTCCGGGAACGGCGACTACCAAACGTCCGAAATTGTCTTGAGCTACTTGGGGTGGAAACGCTGGTTGGTTCTTGTTTTCGTTTTGTTGTTGCATTTTTTTGTTTTTTGATTGTTAATAAAAATATTGATAAAATTAAAATTATAGCTGTGGCAATTAATGCCATATAAATTATTATTGACAAAATAAAATTTTCAAACATTAGAAAGATATTTTTAAAGATTGGATTTCACGCTCCAGTAGTGTTATAGAATCTTGTAAAATTATTTGTATTTCCATTTTTAAATTATATGGTATTATATCATTGTTGATACAAATATCATTAATAGAAATAGCAAATTTATTGCTGGTCTTTGTTGTGTGGAGTAAATTTTTAAGTTGAACTATTTGTTCTTCTTTTTTGTGTATTTGAGCAAATACATACGATAAATCAGTAAATAAATTAGGTTGTTGCATAACTATATTTTTACATTGTCAATTCAAATATAGAAAAACTTTTTTTATTTAAAAATTTTTTTTCTAAATAAAAAAACTAGAATTACAATCGGAACCAATCCAAAAAAGATTTTACTCTTTTTTTTTTTTTTTAAAGTTTAAATATTTAACCAGTTATAAATTTTTTTTATTTTTTTTTTTATTCCATCTGATTTTTACTTTTTTTTTTTTTTATTAAAGATTCAATATCTAACCAGTTATAAATTCTTTTTAATTGTGCTTTTAATCCAGCTGAATATTCACTTTCTTTTGAAGCATAATAACCATTTACTTTTAATCTTTTTGCGTAATCTTGATAAGATGTAGAATCTATTGGCTTTCCAGCTGCACCATTTATATTTACAATTCTAACATAATCTTTAGCAGCTGAATCATAACTATCAAACCTTACATAATTTCCGCCTTCATTTGGTGGTCTTTTTCTACCTATACTAGCACCAGGTCTTTTTTTATAATTTGGATTCCAAGTAATTCCACCAGGATTATTATCTAATAAATATGGATCTGATGTAAACCAGTTACTCTCTAAAATAATTTGAGAAATTAAAAAAGGAATAGCTGATTCTGGCACTTTATTTTTTTTCAATAAATCAATCCAATAAGGAATTAATTTTGATTGAATTTTTTTTTGTGCTTCAGTTAATACTTTCATTATCAATTAATCTTTTTTTGCATCAGCTGCAAATAAACCAGTTAAAAAAATTGATGCACCAGTTATAATTTGCATAATGTTTTTATGTCCTATTCCTTCTACTAATAATGGCAATCCAGCAAACGCTCCAAATATTGTAGTTTTGATATTTTTTAAAATGTGTTTCATAACTATTTTTTTATAAAATGATCTAAAAGTATTTTTGTTTGTTCTTCTATCCTTGTTAATCTTTCTTTTATATCTTTATCATCTTGATTTTTACGTTCAAGATTTTTTATACGAGTATTAAACGATCCCCAAATAAAACCAACGCTAATTAAAAAACTAATTATTTGCGTTATCAACACTTGATCCATTCACACTATCATTTAAAATTTGAAATGATTGATAAACTAAATTTGCTGTTTCAATATTTTTTAAAACTCCAGCTTCAATAGCTTGATCAATAAGCTGCTTAATAATTTTTATTGCTTGTTGCTCCTTTGTCATTGTTTTATATTATGGATTAAGTAATAAAATTTTATAATTATTTCCATTTATTTGTATTGATAAATAATTACTTGGAATTGTTGGTGTTGCTGTATTAGTTAATGTTGCATTATTTATTTGTGGAGTATTATTTAATATGATATTATTAGCTGTTAATTCTATAAATTGGTTTATATTATCACATTCAATTAAAGCATTATTATCACCTAATGTATAAAATTCAATTGCAAAATCTAAAGAAATTCCTTTATTTGATCCTTGACTGGCTGATTGAATACTTTCGTTTGCATCATCTATAATAAAACAAGTACCATGTGCATAAAAATTAAAATCACCTAATTTAATTCCTCTTGATCCAGCTGAAGTATTATAAGCGTATAAAAGATCTTGTGCTGTATTTGATTGATTAAATGATGTTGTAAAATAAATTTCGCTTGTATCATCATTAACTACAATAGAATTATATTTTCTATCATTATCATAATCGCCCAAAACAAATTTTCCAGTAGTATCATCTAAATTTAAACCATAATTTGCACCAGTAAAAATTGTTTTTATTGTATTACTTGTAAAATATAAATTTGAATTTACTCCAGTATTATTATTAATTTGTTGTAAATATAAAAGATCATTACCACCAGAAATATAAGATATTCCATTAATAGCACTATCAGCTCTAAATGTAAAATTTTTACTTTGACTTTGGAAATTTAACATTCCAAAAAATTGCAAATTAAAATTTGCACCAGTAATTAAAGTATTATTTGCCAACGTACCACCTAAACCGATATTTGTAGTACCATTTAAACCATTAACGCCCGTAGATCCACCACCACCGCCACCATTACTAGCAATTTGAACCCAAGCCGAACCAGTATCTCTATAAACTCCATAAGGACTAGCTGTATTTACAAATAATCTACCAGCAAACCCAGCAGCTGGAATATTTGCTAAAGTATCAGCATATATAGCTGGTGTAGCTTTTTGATTCAATATGTGAAAATCAACTTCAAACATTATCCAACGTACCTTTTAAAGATTATAGTTAAATTAGATCCAGTAGTTGATGAAAACGCAAATGGATATGTATGTATGTTCATTTCATCACGATTTCCTTCTACACTCCAACTTTGTGAAGGCTGCAATGTCAAACCATCAATAGTTACATTATTGCTTCCAGTATTGATAAATAAAATACTATTACACATAGATTCAGTTTGCCCTGATGTGCTATATATTTTTGTTTCAGTTATGTATTTTTTACACTTATCTATACACATTTTGCTTGATCTTTTTTATATTGTTTTGAAAAGCTATCATCTGGAATAAATACTTCGCTGTTTTGTATTGCTTGTTTAGTATATAATCCGGCTGCTTGAATTTTATTCATTGGAATTTGTTTTTTCTTCCAAAAATAATAAATAGCTACACCAGCTAAAAGTATATATAAAGTATTATCGTTTTTCATTTTATTATTATTATAGGTGAAAAGAAATAGTATTAATACAAAACATTTTGATCATCAAAACCTTTTACAGTACGTCTTTGTTTTCTTGCTGTTCTTTTTGTTGTTCTTGCTGTTCTTCGTTCTGTTCTTTTTGCTAAACGTCTATTTTTTCTTGTTGTTGATGTTTCGGCAAATGGTGTTGAACTACTTTCAAGTGGATGAATAATAACGCTTGATTTTCTTTTTTTTCTACCTCTTATAATTTGCCTTGCACCTTTATAAATTGAACTTGCTGTTTTTATTAATCTTCCAGCATTTGTTTCTTCTGGCTGTTGGCTTGATGTTGTGCTTTGATCTTCCATAGATTTTTTATTATCAATTGGTTCAACATCTACACCTTCAGCAATTTCTTTTGCAGCACCTTTATTTTTAAAATACATATAGGCAGCAACACCAGCACCGGCTACAAGTAATAATGGTAGTAAATTATTTTTTTTCATTTTATTTAATTGGTAATGCGTTTACAATATTTATTATTTGCTGCAATTCATCACTATTTAATCCAGCTTGTGGCAATTGTCCTTTACCACGTTTTAAAAAATCTAATAGATCTATTTTGTAATTTTGTTGGAATACATCAGCTAACCAACTTACTTGTGTTTTATATTTTAATTGACCAAATACAGAAAAAACACCGGGTTCATCATCACTAAAATATCCCATTGCATCGTAAATTCTTTTACATAGACCATTAGTAGCATTTCTTGTAATTAATTTTGCATTTGGAATTGTTTTCCAATATACAGGTGAAAATGCGTTTTTATTATTTGGTAAATTTTGTTGGTTAATTACTTGCTGATCGGCTTGACTTTTTGCTAAACCTAATTTTTCAAGTAATGGACGCAAAATTCCAAAATAAACAATTAACAATCCACCACCATACAATAATATTTTGCTATCATCTTGTTTAGCCATATTATAACATTTGTATTAACATAGAAATTTTATCTTCAGGCATATCGGCTAATTTTCTTAAATGTTCTAACTTAACACCTTTAGAAAACAAATCTTTTAAAATTGTATCAATATCATCTACACCAGCTAAACTTGTTACCATTGGTTTTTTTACCATAAACGATCCAATTAAACCAGTAATAGCACTTACAGCCATTGCTTGTATTTGTTCGTTTTCTAATAAACCGGCTAAAAAATTATTTTTTGGTTCTGGTTCTAATTCATCTATTTCATCTTCAATTTCTTTTGCCTCTATCATTCTTTTTATTTCATCAATATCGTTTTTTGTAGCATAACCGGGATTTATTCCAGCAATAATATTGCTACTTGAAACATTTGTATTTAAACAAAATGATAAAATAGGTTTTTCCTTTATTTTACTATTTTTTGGATCACAACGAAGGATATATGTATTTTCAGCAGCAGGACTTGTTTTAATATCGTTTAAAGCATAGGTTAATTTTTCTAATGATTCTTGCGAATCTTCAGAACCAATATATTTTACATTTTCTGGCTTATGGCTATAAATAACCCAATTAGGTACATTTTGTATTTCGTACCAATCAATAACACCATTAACGGAATTTTTTTCTATACTAAATCTCATAATATTTTATGCGTAATAAACACCTAATAAAAACGATGAATTTGCTGTGTTACCGGGAGCTGATGCTATTTCAATATAGCTTTTTTCCCAAGTTACTTTTTGATTGTTAAATTCAAATAAACCCCTAACAAAAGGATCTGTTGAAGCATTTTGAACCCTGTTCAATTCTACTAATGGAATCCTGTATAAATCTGTTCTATCATTAGCATACAATACCAAATAACTTTTTTTGATTACTGTAAGATCTAACAAAACATTTTGTAATGGACTCAATGAAACTGAATTTGCTGTAAACAAAGAAATAGCTTGTAGTGCTGTATAACGCAATTTTGGTAAATCTGGAAAATTCCATCTTGTTTGCGTTTGACCGGGTGCCGTTACACCGGGAACTACTAATTCTACTAATTCGTATTTTTGCGACTTAAAAGCCATTTTAAATATTTTTAAATTTTAAAAAAAATAGGCAATCTGGATTTAACGAGCCATTGCCATTGCTATACTATTTTACCAACGATTAACGTACTGGTGTAATATTTTGTCCTAAATGACCACGCATAATTATAACAGCTCTTGAATTTGTTTCAACGGCTGCCATTGCTGATGGTAAATTAACAGTTAATGTATTATTTTTTGATCCTACAATAACCCATCCCGGCTCAATTGGATAAAATGCCGAATCAGCTCCTGATTGTTGATCTTTTGTAACATTTGTTGATCCAGAATAACCAACAGCCGATGCTGTTTGTGTTTGTGGGACTGAATAATGTCTGTAAAGATCATAAGACGGAACAATTTGTCTATTATTTACAATCAATTGCATTGATGAGTTATACCAATTAAACAAGCTAGGAGCTGTTGCTGTTGGTGCTGTTGTGCTAAAAATAGCTGCATTTGGATAAGAAACTAATTGAAATGATGTGTCTGTCCCACTTGATGGTTTACAAAAGAAAAAACCAATGCTAGAACAATAAAAAGCATCTTGCAAAGCTAAACGGTTTTCTGTATTAAATGCAGCACCATTAGTATTATCATTTGTCAAAATTGGAAATTGGTATGTTGTTTTTGATGTACTCAAAGCAACCTCCAATCTTAAATAAGATTGACTTAAAACGGCTTGACCAGCCGAAAATCCAGCGTTTTCTATCGCTGCTTTTGCCTTATCGTAGGCTAAACGAGATCCTAAAGTATCCATTTTTTTTAAGTTTTTAATTGTTAAAATATAGGTGAAAAGAAATAGTGTTGATTAATAGTCATAATCATCACCAATACCAGCCAAAACTGATAAACCATCATCTCCAGCCATTACATCATCTCCAGCAATAACTGAAAGATTATCATCAATGCCAGATACCTGAACAGGAAATTCTATCATATCATCAACACCAGCTATTGCTGGTAAAAATGATCCAGCCAAACCTAAACCACCGGCTGCTATCATTCCATTACCAATAGATTTTCCCAATTCATTTTTCATAAATTTAGGTAGTAAGAAACCAACGGCTACTACACCTACATTTTTAATTTTCTCATCTACATTTGGTAATACTTTTTTAGCTACCAAACGTCCGGCAACAGCACCAGCAATTAAGCCAACACTTGCCATAATAGATCCTTTCGGAACAGCACCTACACGACTTCTACGTCTTTTTGTGTGTGCTTTTTTTCTTCTTTTTGCCATTTTTTTTTATTTGAATTTAAACTACATTATTATTTTATATGCCTTTTTGTATCAGCAATCATTTTCTTTAAATAAGTTATTCTATTAGTATAAATTTTTTTCCAAAATTTATTTTCTTCGTTATGTTTTTTATCACCTTTTTTTGTATCAATTTGTAATTGATAATTTTTTTTCTCAGCAATTGCAAGTTGTTCTGTTAATTGTTTTAATTTATCAACATAAAATTCATTTATTCCTTTATCAACTAATAAAGAAAATTTATTAACTCCACTAACAACCCTAATATTTACATTGTGGCTTTTTGTGTCTTTATGTGTGCTTTTTATTGGTTTTTTATTAACTTTTTTTGTTGATCCCATTTTATACCAATCTTTATTATATTTTACAACAGATAAACCTGTATAACCTTCTTTTTTTAATTGTGCTTTTACTTTAATTGCTTCATCAGCAGTAAAAATATTTGCTCTATCTGGACTGTTTGCAAATGCTGGTTTTCCAGTTTTTAAACTTAAATAAAAATAATTATCATTTTCATCTTTTATATTATATTCCTTCACACCAAATAAAACACCTTGACTAACTTTCTTTTTTGTTGCTGCTTTCTTTTTTGCTTTTTTAGTATAAATAACGCTTGTTTTATTTTCTTTTTTAACTACTTTATCCAAACCATTTACTTTTGATCCTTTTACGTGAGCAAATGCTTGTTTTAATGTACAACCGGTTTTTTTTCTATAAGCAATGGCTTTTTTAAAATTAGCTTGTGCTTTTAATTGTGCTGCTGACATATTAATTATCAAATGTTTCGTTTGCTGATTCTTGATATTCTTCTTCTGTTTCTGCTTCTGGTACTAATTGATCTTGTAGCAATTCTTTTGCTTTTGCATTAATAGCTGATTTTGCAACATCTACAAGATCTTGTGGTTCTATTCCAATTGACTTTAAAAATTTTGAAATTGCAGCTAAAATTGGCGCTGCCGATGCAGCCAAAGCTGCTGGAGCAAAACCTATTGTAAATGGTTGTGGATCTGTTCCTAAAATACGTCTTTTCTTTTTACCACGATTAATAGCACCCACTAATTTATCTATACGTCCACCGAATTTTTCCCAAAATTCTTTTAATTTTGTTGGGTTTTTTTCATAAGCAACAGCTAATTTTTTAGCTAGATTATGAAAATTAATTTGAACTAAACCTAAAAAAGAATTTCTTGCTGGAGCTGCTGCTACTTTTAATACACCCCTTAATCCTTTTTTTAATCTTTG